TTATTTTTTGTTTAAACATTCATTTGCTATTTTTTTGATCAGCCCCGGCTTGTCTTCCACTGTGCGGGTGAACGTGGCCGTAAAACGCTTAGCCCGAATCGTGATTTCCTTACCCTCTTTCAGCTCGCCAAAACGCAACTCCAGTAACGAGCCGAGACGCCACAGAGTGTCTTCAATTCGCTTATGGCTGGCGAACTTTATGAGAAGCAACTTAACGATATATTGGCCGATGGTTGCGGCTACAGCGATGCCGGAAGCGATCAAATAAGTTGCCAGGCAGAAATCCAGCGTTGATGTCTCACTCATTTTTTAACTCCTGTTTCGTGAACTACGCGGTAGACTCGGTTTCCGATGCGCAGCGTTTTGGTTTTCAGTTCCTGCTTGACCATGTCATGACAGATGATGAAGCCGAGGGCGGCGCCGATTGCAAAAGACAACACGATGTATGGAATCATGCGTATACCCCCGCCTCGATAAGTTGTTGCAGCAGCTGGCGTCCTTTATTGGTCAGCTGGTAGTTCTCGGTTTTACCGTTCGGCTCTACGTTGGCCACCAGGTTCATCCGCTCCAGTTTGGCGCGCGTTTTTGGTTGCCAGTGCGCATAGAAGCGCGACCATTTGCTGATTTCTCTTAGTGTTTCCCTTTCTCGTTTACTTAACATGATCATCCTTTATCTCCTTTAAGGTGTCAGTCACATCTACGATGCGATAAATACGCCCTCTTCTCTCCATCACTCCCGCTTTCACGTAATCGCTAATGCGGTCAGTCATAATGAGACCGCCAATGACGATGCCAATGAGCAAATACAGCAGCATCCAGCCGAGCATCAGTCTTTATCTCCAATCCGCTCTTCGGTATCGCGCAGACAATTCGGCCATTTCAGACGCGGGTGGCGCAGGCTTCCGTCTGGCGTTTTCTCGTGGCAGTGAACCTCAACGATGCGACCGAGATATTTTCCCTGGTTGTTCCAGATTTCATCCAGATACTTGTGCTTAATGCCGCTGGCGCGTACCTCTACGCCGTTCTCCAGACGAATCACGATTTTGCCGAGCGTATGCGCAAAGCCAGAATCAGGATCGCCTGCTTCAAAGCCAATAATTTCGCCATCTTCGGAATCCTCATCCTTTAACTTCCACCAGCTGCGGGTGCGCTTGAACTCGTAGACGGAATCCGGATCTTTGCCCATTTCGCCTTCTTCGTTCGCATCCAGGCGTTTCATGAAACGCTCGATGAACTCTTCATGGCTGTGGATGATGTAGAAAGGGTGGAGATGGATATCTGGCGCGTAGTCCTCACCGCGGGTATTGCGGAACCACTCCACCAGGCGAGCCAGACGTTCTTTAAGCTTCATGCCCGTCTTCAGGTACTCTTTGGACTTGGCCATCGCGCGCCACTCCGGGAGGAAAAAGTCGAAGACGTGGTAGACCGCGCCAATTGCCTTCACGTTTTTCTTCCGCAGCGCCGACACCGATTCATTGAAGGAGCCAGCTGTGCCCTCGCCATCAAAAAAGATGTGTTTGTGGCCAGAAAGTCTGCCCAGCTCCAGCATGGCTGGTTTCAGGTGATCCAGTGATGTAATCGGATTGCCGGTGCGTGACAGAAAGTTAACCTCTTCCTCATCCACAATGACTTCGCAGATCACACGAAGACCATCGAGTTTAAGGCTCCCAATCATTGGCCATCTGGCTTTGGGGTTTGGCTTGAAAGGGTACTTATCGCCTTTCTCCTTATACGCAGACGCCAGCTGTACCTCGAACTTGGGGATGGGCGTCCTGAAAACCTTGTTGCAGAGGCTAATGCCGAAGCCGGCTTTCGGATCTTTCAACAGAAAGCGACGAAATACGTCCTGCCCATCCGCGCACATTGAGGCAACCAAAGACTCGACCGCAGTAATGGCGGCGTTGCCGGTTAGTTCACGAGAGGCCAGCTTTTCGAGAAGCTCAACGACCGTCTGATCGCTGGGCACAGACGCTTCAAGCGGTGCGGCCACTTTGTACTTTTTCACCCCGAATCGAATGAACGGGTTGAGCATCAGAGCAACCATGCTTTGCTCGAAGTCATCCATATTGGCCAGCGCCTCTCGTTTGGCGTTGGTTCCCATTGGCTTTATGTCATCCAGCTTGTGCTTTAAAACGATTAGTTTTTCCATTTTTTGTTAACCTCCACTGGTCAATCAGGAGTTCTCATGTGCTTTCTTTTACTGCTGCTTCCACCAGCGCCGCGTACACGTCAGTGACAGGCGCGAGCGAATCGGGGGATGTGGTTTCTGGTTTCTTCTTCACGCGCTGAACCAGATTGCTTATCGTGGTGGCTTCGCGCTTGCGGGAGAGAGAGGTGGCGTTTAGGTTGCGCTCTTCGATTTCTCGGATGAGCGCTGGCATATCGATGTAATAAATCGACTCGCCTTTGCGGATCTCTTCCACCATCATCTTGAGGGCCTGGCATTTCCCGGCTGCGATAGCAGTGGCGCAGGATGTGAAAGAAGTCACGGGCAAGCGGTTCTCTTTGTAGGCAAGGATGGTGTGCTGACAGACGGTGTAGCTGCAATACGTGTCCTGCCCCTGAATTTTTACTTCCGGACAGCGCAGCGAGTAGCCATTGTTTCCGGAGATAGAGGGGATTTTCGTAAAGTCTGTTTTTGAAGCCATATTTCAAACCGTAATCGTGTACTTACTTAACGAGAAAAGTTTAAAAAAGCCCCACGCGGGGGCTAAGAGATTTGTTCAGGCTTACCAGGTTGCCCAGCCGGTCATCTTGTCCTGTGCGGCCTCAAACCGGTACGGAGCCAGTAGCTCGTTTGCGTGGTGAACGGCGTAGGATTTTGCCTCCTGCTTAATCATTGGGAGGTTGTTGGCCAGACGGGAAATCATCGAGGAGAAGTTCGCCATCACACCGTCACAGGCCTGGCCTGCATCTACGACGATACGCACCAGATCCAGATCGCTGCGGCACATGTCGCAAATGGTGCCGTACTCCATCTCCCGGATGCGCGCTATGGCTTTATTGGTTTCGCCGCTGGCCACCAGTTCGAGAATACCCGGTGGCGTAATCAGATCGGTGGTACGCACTTCAAGGTCGTCTTGTTCCATAATGCTGACGAAGGCTGCGCACGCCGCGTCATCTTCAACGTCTGCTCTTTTGGCTATAGATTTGATGATCAGGTTGATGGGATTTTCCAGCTCCTCTTCCGGTCGGCACATAATGGCGTTTGTGAAGATGATGCGGCCGTTATACCAGGCACCCGCTCTCATAACCTTCATGCCCTCCTGATTTTTAGAGGTAAAGGCCACCATCGCAGCACGCTTTTGCCCAACGCCCGGCAGCTCCGGTGACATTCCGAAGCGAACCCATATGTTCATATAGGGCGAGCCTTTTGCCAGCGGTACTGTGTTAACGGTTTCTGCGATGTGCTCCAGAGCGGTGCGAATGGCCTCATCGACGATGGTTTGACGATCTGCATTGTCAATTTCTACAGCTGACTTGCTGATCAGTTCCAGGACAGCTTTTTGGATTTCTTCTTTCATCGGTCTTCCTCAATCACCAATGCGCATATTTTACAAAAAAATAAGTATGTATCTACTTACATTTATCGGCGAGAGTGGAGAATGGCTAAAAGAAGCCCGGCATCTTCACGAGACCGGGCTGGGCGGGTTACATGCGGATGGCTTCTGCCTGGCAGATTTCTCTGTAGTACTGCTTGTATCGTTGCAGCTCGTGCGGCTCTGATGGCGCGATACTCATCATTATTACTTTGTAGTTTACGCCGATGGGGGAATAGTCTTTGGGTCTCATTTCAAGCTCAACAACATATGAGGAAAAGCCAGCGTATGCCCCGAAAGCGTTTTTGGCGTTAACTTCCCCGCAAACATATCCTGTGACTTTGCCATCATCGTGCTCTTTGCGGCCGACAAACTTATCGTTCCTGAATATCACCGACGTGGGGTCTTTCATCGCATAGGTGATTTCCTTTTGACCTAAGCTTATGGCCTTTGAATCACTCGGTTGGCAACCAGAAAGCATAAAGGCCATTGATATAGAAGCGGCAGCAATAAATATCTTTTTGCTCATGTTGTAGTCCAAGAACTCTGTTAACTATTGAGTTATAACAACGCCTGAATCCCCATTACTTTGCTTTTCAGCTCAAGCTGCCGTGTGTACGGTTTGGCGCGGTAATAGGCCTTCAGGATCTGCTCTGGCGTAGCATCGCCAGGGTCTAATCCTTCCTCGCCAAGACAAGCCACTTTGACGTTTAACCCAAGACTGGTAAGTCGTCTGGCTGCCGACATTGTGTTGCGGATCGCTTGTTTTTCGCTATCCCACATCATGATGACGTTGCGCAGTCCACGCGCTTTAAGCGTCAGGAATGCGCCAAGCTGATCTTCAGCATCCTCAGTGGTGTTTCCGGACAAGTGCATCCCGAACGTGCCAATAGGCTCCACGTAATCCCGCAGCGTCTCTTCTTCGAAGATGGCGCGCTTCACGCCCATCACGTCAAACGCCCCTTCACACACCACGACCGTCTGTTTCCCCACAGCGTTATGGCCGTTGTAGAGAAACTTACCGGATGCTGGCAGCTGCATGGGGAAGAGATAGCGACGTTCTGCGGTTCCGGTGACATCGCGCCCCTGAAACGTCTTCATTACGCCATCCAGATCATAAACCGGTAACAGGATACGCATATCAAAAACCTGTCCTTTGACCTGGTCGGTGTATGGGTCGACATAGGCGTGTTTACCCTCAACGCAATAACGCAGATCAAAATACCTGGCCATCTCAGCGGAGACCTGACGTTCGACCAGATAATCAGGGAGACGCCCATCGACAGGAAGCTCATAATGTCGCGGAAGAGCAACCGGCCCCTCCAGCTCTACAGTACTGGCAAGCACAACCTCTTCTTTCTTTGGTGCCCAGCCCTGCGAGATGAGTGCGTTCTGGACGTACTCTTCAAAATCACGGCGAGATTTGCCGCTGTAATGCTTGAGGAAGACCAGCTTGTTAAACTGAATCTCTTCGGGGTGATCGCCCGCAAAACATTTACCTACGCCATGAGAGAGGTTGAAATACACTTTCCAGTTTGAGCTGCCGCATACCGGACACTCTTTGATGTTAATTTCTCGCCCGCGCGTACTCACTCCGCCGCGACGATAGATAACGCCTTCAGTATCGAGCCATTGTTCAAAATCCAGCTCGGTCAGTAACTCTTTCAGGTCGCTCACGTTTAAACCTACTTTTTTCAGGCAATATTTTGATTACTCTCGGTTTTTAGTTACCATAGAGGCTCATGTGTTTTTCTTTTGTGGTTTTGGCAAAAGAAAACTTAAATCTCTAATGGATTAAGGCGTGGAGAGACTTTCCACGCCTGTTTTTTATAAAACATCCATGATTCTTTCGATAAACCGCATTTGTTCAAGGTTCTGTTTGACACGGATGCTCACCCCGCCCTTCTGGTTACGTGAACCAGCAAAGTAGAGTCTTGCCTCGCCTTTTGCTTCTTCCTCTTCCGTTTTGTTGATAGTGATGACCAGGTCAGCGATACGTACCTTCTCGATGTTGTCAGCTGCGTGCATCATGGTCGCCACTTCCGACGCCCCACCTTCCCTGTTTGTCTGGGATGCGGTGATGCCGGCAACGTTATGCTTGTCGTACAGCGCACGAAGATCGGTGTAAATGCTTCGTATGTTTGCCCGATCATCACGGAGGTCGTAGCTCGGCCGCATCAGATCGGCATAATCGACAACTACCATATCCGGGATCATGCCATTTGCCTTCATGCCACCTAGCATACGGTCAAGATCTGCAGGCGATACGCTTCCGGATGGCCGCTCAACAATCCACAAGCTCCCAACCCCTTTTGTCGCCCCCAGCTCCGCCAGTTTGCGATGGACGTCGTCGCGGCGCTCCACCAGCTTGGACATTTCCGTCTCGGACAGACGGGCGTCAAAACGGTCTGACAAAATAGAGGTGTGTACTTCCAGCGACAGATACAGGACGTTGTAACCGGCAAGCGTGGCGTTGACAGAGAACTCACCCATCGCCGTCGATTTACCAGACTTCGCGAAGCCCATGAACAGCACCATTTCACGCTTGGCCCAGCCTTTCTGGTAAAGGAGTTTATCGAGCAGAGGGAGACCCGTTGTGATGCTGTTTGGCACGTAATCGTCGGACGCTTCGTACTCACGCGTCTTGTAACGCTCTGCTGATTCAGAGAAGTAATCGTAAATGCCGGTCGCTTCGTTAGAGCCGATTTGCTGGACTTTGGCCATGATTGCCATCGCGCCCTGGAAATCGCCCTTCTCCTTCATCTCAGCCGCTTTGATTAGCGCGTCGTCGAACGCCACGCTTTTGGCGAACGTCGCGACCTGGTCGACCATGTACGCCGTGTCTGACAGCTTCTCAGCGAGAATCCGCTTAAACGCCTCTACAACATCGGGGAACAGCTCTTCGCGGATCGTCTTATCGCGTTTGGCGCGTTTGAGCATGTCGAGGATGGCCGACGACGAAGGTGCGCTCTTATACATTCTGTAGTAGCCCGACACCATGTTCACCAGAATGGCGTTGGCCGCATTGGAGAACTGGTTTGGCGCAACCAGATCACCGGCGCGAGTCAGAAATTCATGGTCGCGACAGAAGTAGGCTGCGAGTCGATTCTGGAAGTCGTCGTCGAACTCTTCAGACAACCCTCGTCCTGTGTGGCAAAGTTCGGTCATGTGCTTTCCTTTGGTGCTTAAACAATTTGTTTTCTAATACTAAAAAAGCCAGATAGAGGATCAACAGAATCGCCGTGCTTCTTCCAGTTCTTCCGGGAAGTGCGCGTAAATCACACGCTCAGGCACGATTTCCATCAACCAGACAGCGGAGAAGATGATGCGGACGCGCTTGTCTCGGGTAATGCCACGCAGACGCTCCAGAACCCACTCAAAATAGCGTTCTTGAATCGGGTCGTGCTGCATGTCTCCCAGATGCTTAAAACTCACCAGAGAGTCATCCAGACGGGTTACAGCGCGTTTGGCTAACTTCTCTTCGAATATCTCGATCAGATCGGGCTGCCAGAGATGCTGGGGGCGAGGCAATTTGTCCCACAGACGGCGTGCAGCTGCGGAAAGAACGGTAGAAATGAAGTAGTCATAAGAGCAGCAGTACTGGTCGGCAAACTGGCGTGCTTTCCAGAGAGACGTTTTGTTCGCCGTCGACAGCTCCTGATACGGCACACGTTTCAAACCGGTTGTGAATGGGGCCGTCTCATAGTGTTCGCGGCCATGCGACAGCATGATGTATGAGTACTGGCGTTTGTATGCCTCAGTGAAAAGGCATGTGGCCATAAGCGGGTGCATGTCGCGGTAATCAAACCACTTTGTCTCGAACAACTCAGCCTCATCCTTGCAGCGTGACAGCCCAATATTCTCGGCCACCCACTTGTCCATGACTGTGGTGTCCCACTCGGTCATGAAGTCGTACTGGTCGTTGTTAATAGTGTTAAAGAAGATCTGGCTCATGTGCTCCGCCGATAGGTTGTTACTTACTTATCATAATGGGCGAATCATAGCGACTGGAGATGTTTTTTGGAAGTGGAAACGGAAGGGAATGTGTCTGGGAAGTTGCCATAGAAAAAGACCTGCTTCCGTATAAATTATAATAAGTAACTTAGTATTTATATACAGAAGCAGGTTCTCAGAGCCCCCCCCCAGATCATCTTAGAAGCTCTATCGATACTCAGGAAACCAACCCTTAACTATATGTCTAAGTGCGAATTGAGATATTTCAAATACCTGTCGAGACACCAAGGCACCATCTGGATGGCGCTGGTCAGGAATGTCATTCGCTATATCATAAAAATTATGCGTTATTTCAGGAGAAGAGAAGATACTCTTATCCAAAGGCACGGTTGCATAAGGGTTGTAATATACATGCAGGCCATCGAAGTGTGTTTCTGTGTAATCCCTAGAGTGGCACATCACGATATCCGCACCAACAACCTCATTGTTGTAAAATTGCCGTTTGGTGGTCACATAATGTTCGTTTGAAAGTTTTCTCGTATGTGAACCTTCATTCTTCATGCCTTCAGAGGCTATAAAATCATTCAGTTCAAGGGCGCGGAATCTTGTATATCGCACATATCGGTCCACACCACTTTGGGCGACGGCCTTGCCATAAGTTCCAGTTGTTGAAAATATGACAGCACTGATCTCCTTGTAGGAGTCATTTGTAAAAATACCTAAAGGTAATTCCGTATCTTCATTTTTTTTAATTGATAATACTTTTCTCTGCTTACCATTAACGATGTCTCTCATCGTTGGTTCTTCGATTCCGAACAACACTCGATTAATAATCGTATTATTTTGGCTTAACGATAGGTCTGAATCAAATGGGGCCAATGCCAAAACAAACGGTTTTCCAGCCACATGTTCCATTGTTCCATAAGGAAACTTCTTACCGTTAACACCGGTAAAAAGATCATGCTTATCTTTAATCTTTCCGAGAAGTTTTAAAGTTGATTGATGTTTAAACCTCGCTTCGCTGAAAACTTCACTGGCAGATGGTTTATGAGGTTTGTCAGAGACCATCGCCTCTACAGTAAATTGATAACCTGATGGTGTGGTAACACAAAAGTCAGGACGGTCTTTTGTATAGTCTATCGAATAACCTAGGCGAATAAACATCTCATTAAGATACAATTCCCACATAGCAGAGTTAAAGGTAGTCTGGAACTCGTTCACAAATTTAGCTTGCTCGCCACTGCGTTCTAACAACCCGCGCCCCCATGATTGAATGACTTCCCTAACAGGAGCAAGCTTGGGGTCTTTATAGATTGCTTTAAAACTTACATGTAATTTATTTGTCGCTATTTTTGTTGAGAATAAATCCATTATTTCCCTCTCTAGTCGAATCAATTAAACACCCTGACATCATGAAATAACATGCAAAGCCAGAATTATTAAAGCATTGTTTTCATCAATTCATAACCGTCAGCAACGGTAGCCAGTTTCCATTACTGGATATGTGGATTTTGTTTAGCCAATTGTCGAGCATTTTGCTTCCTGTAAAGAGAGGCGCATAAGCGCCTCAAGACATTTAACCTTTCTTCATCAGCTCGCGCTTGATTTCGTCTGTGCGCATCGTGACGTCAGCAGCGGTGATCGCCTCGTTCATCTTCACGATTTCTTCGATTTCCTGCGGCGACTTTTCTGCCAGATGGAAGATGGCAGCGCGGATCACATCAGAACGAGTGAACTTCTCGAAGCGAGGGATGAACTTCATCATCTCCAACAGTTCGAAATATTCATCTTCCAGCGACATGGTGCGGCTCTTGATCTTTTCTTTCCCACGAGTCGGGCGGCCCTGTGGTCTGACTGGCTGGCGCAACGGAGTGCTGCTTTTGGCCGTGGCTTCCGGCTCTTTGCGCTTTGCAAGGTCTCCCATTTTCATGGACATTATTCTTCCTCCAGGCTCAGGATGTAATCTACGAACTCTTCGAACTCGGCTTCTGCCTTCTTATCGCGCTCCGCGCCGGTCATTTCAAAGATAGAACGACCAGCCTCTTCTGCATCGTCATAGACGTTGCGGTTGTAGAGGTTCACGGGTGCAGCCTCGATGCCGAACGTCTCGACAATCTCTTTGGCGGCTAGAATACGTGATACCTGTGAAGGCAGAGACGGACACTGGTTGATAACCGCGCGGATCTTCACTTTGTGATTCACCGTGCGCACATTGTCGACAATCGGGTCGATGTCGCGCAGCGATTTCAAATCACGACGCTTAGGACGCAGAGGGATAATGATGACATCAGCCATCAGCATCGCTTGTCGCTGGATTTCGGAGTCAAAGCCACCAGCATCCACTACAACATAGTCGACGCGCCCCTGAAGCGATTTGAGGTGCTTAACGATGTCATCCTGAACGTAGGCGAAGGGGATAAGGTCAAGGTCTTCATTCTGGCGACGGTCTTCGCACCAGCTGGTCGTGGTGCGCTGAATATCAATGTCAGTGACCTGCGTTTTCTTTTTCTTTTTAACTTTCAGGCATACCGCAATTTGCTGGGCAACGGTGGATTTGCCTGGGCCGCCTTTGGTGCCGCCAACCACAATGATTTTGGTCATTGGAGAGTCCCTTTGCGTGAATTATTGTCGTATGAAACAACTTGTTTTCTTATATGCGATATAGCCTAAATGCCTACGGCTACGGTGTAAAGGTGAAATGATAGGCAAAGAGGGGTTTGCAGAGACTCGCAAAACAGCAGTTGAATGTTTAAGCAATCGAGCTTATAGTGTGCGTACGGAAAGACTCCGTACAAATGATGAGTCGGACCGAATTTAAATTTGATGATGCTATGATTTTTGTGAAGCCCGATCTTATTGACTAAGTGTCGTTACTAATTGCTTATAGAGCTGACATTATTCTTTGATTTGATCCTGAAATTTCTTCTATATCATACTTTTATATCATTTATTTATATCTCATAGAGGCCTTGCCAGACTAGAAGGGAGGCCGGGAGTAAGCACATGTCCGCACTGAAAAAACAGCGCATCGATCTCAGATTAACCGACGACGACAAGAGCATGATCGAAGAAGCTGCGGCAATGACCAACCAGACTATCACACAGTTCATGGTTGCCAGCGCCTCTGAACGTGCTGCGGAAGTGATAGAGCAACATCGTCGCCTGATCCTCAGTGAAGAGTCCTGGAATCTGGTAATGAACGCTCTCAGTAACCCGCCTGCACCGAATGAAAGGCTGAAACGAGCTGCCAAGCGTCTACAAAATATGGAGTAAGACGTGGCCGACTTGACAATAGAGATGTTTTCAGAAGAAGCCGTATACGACTTCTCAGACTTCGACTGTGGCGAAGCATCTCTAAATGAGTTTCTTAAAAATCGCCTGGCACAGCAACACAGCGGGCGTATATTGCGCGGTTATCTGCTTCTGACCAAAGACGCGATACCGAAAGTTAAAGGGTTTTACACGCTGTCCGGGAGCTGTTTCGCAAGACAAACGCTCCCATCCAACACGCAGCAGCGGAAGATACCTTATTCTGATGCCCCCAGCGTTACGCTCGGACGTCTGGCGATAGACAAGAGCATTCAACGGCAAGGTAAAGGTGAAGAATTGGTGGTAGATGCCATGAAAGTGGTCTACCAGGCTTCTCGTGCCGTTGGTATCTACGCGCTGTTTGTAGATGCAAAAAATCCGGCCGCCAGGCAGTTTTACCAGAATCTGGGGTTTATCCCTCTGAAGGGTGAAAACGCCAACTCGCTTTTCTATCCAACCAAAAGCATTGAGGCTCTGTTTGAAGAGAAGCCGTCTGAAGACGAATAAGAAAAGCCCCTCCTGTGAGGGGCTTTTTTTCATTGAGCCAGTCTGCTCTGCCACTTACACAACCGCTCTCCCAGCATGTTGTGCGTTAAAATCTCTCGCTCCGTTTCTTCCGTCATGAAATCGTTATGACTGACGTAAACCGGATTGGCCACATCACAGAACAGCACGCCAACGGGCTGCGGCTTAATCACGCAGCCATTTGTCATGCAGATCGCGATGAACAGCAGAAGCGCTCTTCCGTCGCAACTCATTGGTAATTTCATTCCCGACGTCCACCGTATTTTGAAGCCGTTCTCTGTCTTCCTGTTTTGCCTTCTCCTCTACTGCTCGTCTGGCCGCGCGTCCCCCCATTGTGTATGCGCCAACAAGCACCAGAAGAACGGCAGCCAGAGTAATCAGAGCAATTTTGAGCTTTAAAAACAGGCTACCGAACATATCAGGCCATCCCCTTCTTGTACTTGCACACCTGCGACCAGGCGATGAACCCCGCCACAAGGATGGTGGCAACGCCGAAGATGATGCGCACCGTGTCTCCACTGGTGATGTTGCCCTGCGCTTTATCCATTGCTGCCGAGATCTGCGGTATCACCTCTGCCAGCTGCGCGAGACCGATGCCAGCAGTGACGGTAGCGCCAGCCGTCTCTTTGGTGACAGGAAGGGCTTTGACCGCCTTAACGGCCTTAACCACACCGGCGCGGCGCAGGCCTTCTTCGATGACTTCGGATGAGTACCAGCTGTTCAGGGTTTTTAGTGGACCGCGGCCGTTCTCGTGACGAATGATTGCCTCCACCAGTGGGCGCAGGGTGTCATAGTCATGCAGATCGATAACCATGTCCGGCGTGACACCAACAGCTTTGGCCACCTCATTCACGTAAGCCACGGTGTTGTTTTCATGCGGAGGCGCCCAGCGTTCGATGACTTCGCGGATCGTATCGATGCTGGAGCCATCCTTCGCGCGGCGCTTGTCGTGGTAGGTAATGAGCGTCACTGCCAGCGCTCGAATACCCCATACAGGAGCTTTGAACGTGCAGAAACGCGGTTCAGCAGGGTTGTTAACCAAACCCTGCCACGGCGAGCCTCGGTCGAGGTTGCCTGGGTTGTTATTGCGAATACCTCTCGGAGTTTTCATCCTTGCTCTCCTTATTGAAGTCCATTTTTAACGCCATAAGCGGCAAGACCCAGCAGCAGCGCGGTAATCAGGAACGACGTTATCTTTGAGACAATGCCACCAAAGAACCCGCTGGAAAGCGCGTCAAGCCGGTTTAGAAGTTTGTCCAGGTTGGAGTGCTGGATACTATGTTGCGCGGGAGTCATATCACCAAAGTAGGTTTTGAGCTGATCGTTAACCTCCTGGCCAATTTCTTCCCGAAGCTCTTTACCTAATTTGCCAACGACTTCACGCGCAACAATAGCGGCAATGCGTTCAACCTGCTCAGGCGTTACGCCTGCCATCTCGATCGACATTATTTCCTCCATGAATAGTCAAATCGGATGGCAGATTTATATCACAACATAACCATCTTTAGTAGGTAAGTTATTACTTACTTTTTATTTTAAGCAGAAGGCGTCCCGGTTTCCCCTTTAAGCGCGGCGATTTCAGCCCTCAATGCTTCAATCTCTGTTTTCATGGACGCCATCTCGGTTTTGACCTCCTTAAATGCCTCCACGTACAGCGCAGACAGAGCGTTGTAGTCGAGGGTTAATGGGTTTTCAACCTCAAAGCAATTCTTATCAAGCGTGCTTCCAGTCTGCCCAACAGACACGGCTTCAGGCAGTACCTTTTGTACATCCTGAGCAATCAAACCAGCATTTCTCACCGTGTTCTGGATTGTGGTGTGCATTGAATAAGTTACGCCTTTAAGCTGGCAAATCTTATCCAGCGCTCCGGTAACAGGCTTGATCCAGAATTTTGCACGTTCATCTGAGGTCGCGGTAAACTTGGCCGCTCTTGCCTCTCCGGTGTCTCCATTGAATAAAAAATACTGACCAGCCGCACCTGTAGCGCTATTGTCCGACCTGATTACGATCGACTGACTTACCTCAATTGGCTGTGCATAAATCACGCCACGATTTCGCCCATCGCTATTGATAAAGTAGACGTGAGCGTTGGCGTTTGATGCCGAGGTTTTTGAGTTCAGATAACCACTCCTTGACTCTACTGTAGCCCCGTACCAGTTTTTATTGCAGCCGCCCCATGACGACTGCATATAGATGTTTGTTCCATGCTTGTAGTTATAAAGAACCGTGTCATCATTTCCGCCAGGCTTTCCAATAAGCATAACGTTGGAACCGTCATTAGCACGTATAAGCATGTAAGTGGCCTGATTATCACCCGATGGCCGAAGTGTTAAAACTTCACCGTTATGCTTAAACTCAGCACCATAGCCAGACATAATGCGACCAGACGGCTCAACCTCACCGGTAGACCGAATGGTAAAGAATCGCGGCCCGCTCGGATTTCGGTTAACGAGTGACACAACCCCGTTGACACTGTCGCACCACAGTTCGGCCTGCGATTTAACAGTACCATCACTTCCGACAATATTGGTGTAGATCGCATTACTTCGAACCGCGTCATCCGACACCTTGCTTGTGGCAATGTCGCTACGACCTTTAATCATATTAAATTCAACACTGTTGGTAGAACCGAGACCGAGATTTGCTCGGGCTTCCTCCACATCCTTAGCGCCTGTGCCACCCTGCGCAATGCCGAGAGGAATCCAGCCGGGGTTAGTGCCACGGTTGTACGCCCCCCATTCTCCGCTGTTGGTCGTTACCAGGTACTTCGTCCCATCCTGGTTTTTTAGGCGGGTTTCAAGAGGCGCTTGCTCAATACGGTCAACCATCAGGTTGGTGCGAGCACCGTTGACATCTGTGGCACCTGTACCGCCGTTACCTATTGCCAGCGGAATCCAGCCTGAGTCCGGCTTGTACACCCCCCAACGCCCAGCGGCTTCAAGTTGCAAGTAAGACCCATCAGATGTTGTTCTAAGTACAGTCCTGGTTTCTGATGCATTTTCAAGCCTGTCTACGCCGAGATTCGACCTTGCTCCAGCTGTATTATTCGAACCAGTCCCTCCCTGCGCCACGCCAAGCGGAATATAGGCGTCATAACCGTTCAGAGCACCCCATGTACCGTTATCGAACACAAACAGGCGAGAGCCTCCAGATTTTCCAAGCGCGGTCGATGTCGGGCCTTGCGTGACACGCTCAACACCGAGACTTTCACGAGCGGCGCCGGGGTTGGTGATGTCGGCCAGGTTCTGGTCTTTCTGAAGGAATTTGTCAGCTGTTGAGTTAATCTCATTCGAGATTGTCTGTGCCCGATCCGCTTCCCCTTTCGCATTGGTGGCATATTGCTGGGCTTGCGTGGCACTTCCCGCGGCAGCGTTTGCTTGCTTACCAGCATTAGATTCAGCTGTCTGCGCAGCCAGTTTTGCAGCCTCTGCCGCGGCAGCTTTCTCAGAGACAACCGTTTCCGACGACTTAGCTGCGACCGCACTGACGTTGGCCGCATTCGCTTTCTCTGAAGCCAATGAAGCACTCGCAGCTGATTGCTTGGCACTCCCGTCAGCAGCTACCGCACTTGCTGCGGCGCTTTCCGCTGATTTCTTGGCACCGGCAGCCGAGGCGTCAAGGATTTCCTTGTTTTCCTTGTACCACTCAAGGTTGGCATTGTGCTCATTGACGATCTGCATAAGCGGCTTAACGGTTACCTCTGTACCGTCTTCTCGCTCAATGATGACAGCATCAAGAGCGGTCAGCCAACCTCTCATCGATTTTGAATCCGCAGACATGCGGGTCATGAGCGCTGTAAATCGCGCACTGAACTGCGTCAGATCGCCTTCATAAGTGGTGATAATGCGGCACGGGACATCTGTCTGGGTTTCGCCGGAATATGGCTCTACCAGTGTTAAATTGGTGTCGTCCAGAACGTGCTTAATTTCATAGAGCTTGTTGTCTGGGCCGACAACAATCATGCCAGGCAGTACGCCATTCGCGGTGACGTTCCAGAACGTACCTGTGCCGGTTAGGGTATTACTTCCCTGTGTAAACGTGATAGTACCTTCCCTGTACCACATAGTTTCTCCTTATTACACGAGCCAGGCTCGCTTACTCACACAAACTTGTAGGTATTCCCTTACCTACAACATCAGTCATACAAAGAGGCGTTGATGTAGTTAACCACTCCACCAAACGCCGTAAAGCTAAACCCTTCCGATGAGGGCATAATCCCTGTCCCCACGGCTGTAAGATCGAGCTGGTTTCCGGTCGCACATGGCGCAGCAACGAAAAGCTGCACCTCAAGCCCGCCTTTGATGGGCTGCACCCAATACTCACAGGGTGTCGCTATGGCAGCCGTTGGAAAACCTGTCTTAAAGGTTCTTACCCCATTGCGGCTCAGTGACGTCTGTAAATTCTGTAACGGCTTGGTTGAAGTGGAATATACCCGCTGCCCGGAAGCATTAAACATATCCAGCCCCCAGCCGCCTGACGATGGGGGGATCTGATTGGTAAAAATGTAAAATGTCCCTGATACGGCTTTGGAGGAGTTGATTTTGAACCACCATGTCCCTCCGGACTGGTAAGGGACGACAAAAAACAACGTCTGCGTGCTGCATCTGGCATAGCAGAGTATGCGCACATTAGCAGGAATGCCTGTGTTGTAGGCCACTGCTTTGTTGCCTAAAGCCATGTTTCCTACACTGAAGGACTTTTTGTACGCCATGTGCATAAAGGGTGTTTCCGGCGTCGCGAATATCTTGCCGTTGCCGTTAACTATTTTGATGCCATGCGCCATTTAGTTTGCCTCCATGCAAACGAGGAAAGTGCAACTTGACGGCAGAGAGTAAGAGACGGTGCCGCCCGATATGGAGAACGACGGCTGTGACTGTTTCCTCTCAACGGTGTAATTAAGCACCACGACTTTTAAATGAAACAATGAAGTGTCTATGGCATACTTCAACGATCCTCTTCCTGACATGCCGTGTCGGAAATCGAGAACCCAGGTTGGCTGGACAAGGTCGACCCAGCTCGTCCCCTTCTCGCTCCACACTCTTCCACCAAAAGCCAAAATTGCCCCCTGTATCATCCTTGATAGTCAGGAAACTGTAACATAAAACCGCAAAAAAGTAAGTATTCACATACTTACAAAAAAGGGCATCATATGATGCCCTTTACTTATTATTTCACTGTATCTCTGCACTGATATTCCGTGAACAAATCCTCTTTCTGCCAGCGGCCGTAAAAATGCAAAATCAGGTCGCTTTTGGGATGAACCCAGACGTTGCCAAACCGATCAACACGACGCTCGGTAATCTGGACAACACGCTGTTCCGATGGCCATGTTCCGGTAGTGTATTTCGCGACACAGTCGACTTTCTCTACATTGCTTGCCGCACAACCCGTAAGCGAAAGCGCCATCATAAGTGGATAAACAAATTGTTTACTCATCCTAATAACCAAACCCATCTACAAAACATTAACGCACTATAATTAAATTATTTAACCTATTGATAAATAGCCTATTTATTGTAATGAGATGGGGCATTCTTTTGAATAACTCGAACGCCCCACAGCTCATCAGAGCTGTCCCAGCCTTACCCGCAGCACATTGTTGTCGTCATACACGTCAATACGCTGACCGGTAATCACAAGACGACCGTGGCCGCCGCTGCTGCCGTTAATCTCCAGAACGCCATTTTTCCCTAACCGCCAGCCAGAACGGCCAGAAACAAAGTTCGTGGACTGGAGATCGCCAACTTTGGCATGGGTAATGGTGCCGTCTTTGATATAGGCACCATTCATATACGCCACACCGTTTTCCACGACAAAGGGCGTGGTTATACGGCCGTTGACCGAGTTAACCAGACCAAAGCGGTCTGCCTGCACAAGAAACTGAGATAATCCCATGGTGTCGATGCCCAATGCGATACCGGCAACGTATCGTTGGCCACCACTGGCCGCGGTTTCCATTTTCAATGTCCAGGCGGTAGAGACCTTCTTGTTGGTATCGGCGATGGCCTGTGCCTGCTGTTGGATCGTCGCCGTATGCCCATCAACTGAGGCTTTCAATGTGTCGATTCGGCTGCCTAATGCGCCGTCAGCATTGGCTCTCGCACTCGATTCGGAAGTAACTGCCGCACTGATGTCTTTTGTCTGCGCTTGAAGACTGGTGATTTGCCCGGACAATGCAGAATCAGCGTCAGTTCTTGCTTTGGTCTCGGCAGCCACCGCAGCCTGAATATCCTGCGCAGTCTGGGATTTCAGCGTGCTAATTTGCGTGGCCAGCGCGCTGTCGGCATCCGTTCGCGCCTTTGTTTCTACGGAAATCGCCGCTTTCACATTCTCATCGGTCTGAGCCTTCAGCGCGGTAATCTGTCGCGAAAGCGTCTCATCGGCTGTCGCTCTCGCCTCCTGCTCCTCCGTTAGCGCCGCGGCGATATCGTCGTTTAACCGTGCTTCAAGCCTGGTGATTTGCGAAGCGATGGCTTTGTCAGCTTCCACGCGAGAGGTTGTCTCCTCCGTGATGGAAGCCCGAATGTTGTCGCCGATTTCTGCGCGGATCTCTTCCACCTTAGAAGCCATTGCTGAAATATCGTCGGCAAACGTTTTTTGCGTAGTTGAGATTTTCGCGTTCGTGACGCTCTGCTTGTACTGGTCTTCGTCCTGCCGGAGTGCAAGATCGATATTAGCCTTCGCCAGCGCCTCTAAGCTGGTGGTCACTTCGGTACTGGCCTGTTCGACGCCCGCCACTGTCCTCTTCATCTCTTCGACGGCCGCCACGCTGTCATCTACAGAGGATTTCATCGCGTCAATTTGTTTGGCGTTGGCCAGGTCAGCCTCGACTCGCGCTTCACGCTCTTCGGCAATCAGTGCTGATGCCTTGTCGAGTGCCGCATTAGCCGCTTCTACAACACCAGCCACAGATTTACCCTGCTCTGAAACGGTATTCTGCAACTCAACCAGCGCCGCGTTGGAGCCTTCAACCTGTTGTAATGCCTGCCCCACCTTGTCCAACGTGCCAGCGACCTCAGTCTTAAGACTGCTCTGGGCTTCTTCCAGACGCTGATCTGCTGCCGTCAGCTTTTCGCCCAGGCTGTTGAGGCTGTCTTCCATTTGCTGATAAATGGCGTCCACCGCTTCCTGCGAGACTTTGGTGTCGATCTCTTCCAGCAGCTCCTGCCCCAGCTCGGAAGAGGTGATTTTTCCGGTCAGGAACGAGAGCACGTCTCTGGTCATCGCTTCGGTGCCGAGATTTGAGTTCGGCGGACTCAACATGCTGCGTTTGTTTACAGCGCGCACCCAATAGAACCAGGTTTCGCTGTCACCCAACCCAGCGTGGGTAAAGGTGGTGCTGGCTGCTTCCGCGACCAGTTTTGCGGTGCTCAGGTCGTTAATTCTGGATGCGTAAACATTGATGTGATCGAGGTCTACGGAGTCAGGGTTAACCCAATTCAGGATCACATTGCGATAGTCGCCAACGGCAGTCAGGCCACTCGGTGCAGATGGCGGCGTCATCGTTCCCAGAACCTTGTAAACGGTGCTGATGACTTCAGTCTTTTTGCCGCTGAACGACACCGCGTAAAGCTGAAAGTCGTACTGGCCATTCTCAGCAACGTTGGCGATCTCGTACTGCTCTTCGGTAACGCGCGCAGACTGCCAGTTGGACACATGGTTTTCGTCGGAGCGACGCCAGCTAATCCAGTATTCTGGTGACTTGCCCTCCCACGTCGCGATCAACTTCACGGACAGGTTGCCGGGGCTTGAGATGTACGTTCCCTCGGAGATTTGCAGGTTAGATGGTTTGGAGTACGTTGGATCGAGCACAGTCGTATTCTGCGCAATCAGCGTTGCCCCGTTATCTATCGCTTCATACTTGGTTGGGTTGTTTTCTACTGCGGTAATGTCGAAAGACCCGGCAGTATCGCCTTGTGCGATGCTGATGATGCGCACGCGCATTGGCTCCAGGTCTGGCTCCGTAATCGTCCAGACGCCGTTCAGCACAGGCATCTCATTGGGGGCGAGCGCCTTTTTAAAGGTGACTTTCGTGATGTTCTCGCCAGTTTCCAGAATGTCGCGTTCAACAATTTCTGCATCCTGATTCAAGATCCGGATGAAACTGCCGTTTTTCATGAGCGTGACGGGCGCATCCAGAGTGATGCTGTTTCGGTCGAACGCCATAATACGACCGGAGTTTCGCTTACCGGCACGATACTTATTTTGAATAAGCACGGTCTCGCCAGGCATCAGGAAGGAAGCATCAAGCCCCGCGGTGAAAGTGATCATGTCCGACTCCATACGCGCGGTATAGAGCAGCCAAAGCCCTACACGGTGAGCCTGTCCTCGGCTGGTGCATCCGAATGCCACAGACTCGGTCTTACGCTCCCCATAGCGAGCCATCGCTTCCTGATCTTCGACATATTCAACATTCTGCTTATACCCATCCTCTTTGTTGTTGTAGGTAATCAGTGCAACGGAAGGACGGTCTTTTCGTGCAGAGCCTTTGTAGGTGAACATGCCGTCTTTGACGTTCGCGTTGGTGAACATCATGACCGGATCTGACGGGCTGTCTTGCATGATGTTCACCATACCGCCAGCCCAGAAGACCATGCCCCGGAATGCCCCAGCGATGTCCTGAATCAGACGATAGGCGTCCTGACGACTGGTGATCTGCGTATTGATGGCAAAGCGCTTCTCTTTGCCGCCGAAGCCATCGTTAACTTCTTCGTCGCAATAGCGGCCAATCTGGTACAGCTGGCCGAGGTCGATCATAGATTCCGAGACAAACTGCCCCAGACCATAGCGGGTGTTGGTGAGCAGGTCGAAGAGAATCCAGGCTGGGTTCGAAGACGACAGCAGCTTAAAGGTGCCATCCCAGACGCCAACATAGGTATTTGAGGTCTCGTTGTAATTCGCCGGCACACGGATCTTTAACCCTCTGACCAGATACGAACGTGCTGGCATGGTGCCGCCGAACTGTTCAGAGTTAACTTTCAGGCCGCAAAGAACCGAGTTCGGGTAGTTCATCGGGGTATCGACAATTTCACCGATGGAGTCGACCCAGGTATCGTTGAAGAGGTACGACGAGGTGCTGTCATCCGTCAGTCTGGTTACACGGATTTTGTACGAGCGACCTGGCTTCGGCAGCTTCAGTTCGTAGCTGCGGTAGTACACGCCAGACTTTTTAGCAGTCAGCGTGATTTCTGCGCTTTTCTCTCCCTCCGGGATCGCATCTCTGAAGGTGTCATCGCCATTCGCGATTTGGAACCTGTACTGAACCGTCGTACCGTTGGTATCACCACTTTTTTTGCTGATGCTACGAAGCGACGGGAACTTCATGATGACACGAACCCGGTCGGCATCATCGTTGTCGATGGCCACAGTAACAGGGTGCGTTCTCTTCAGCTGGATGTTGACTGATTTCGGCGTTTCGACGAAGTCGAAGCCGGCCATTGGACTCTGATCTTGCGAACCGTCGCGGAACTCCCAGGTAATCCCGCTGAAGTTTGAGGAGCCGTCCTCGTTGATAATCGGCAGGTTATCGATGAAGATCGATTTTGCGCCGTCCACAAGCCCGCCGATGACGCCTTCCCCGAGCAGATCGAGGATGGATGCCATCGCACGCGAATTAACGGTGTCATTGGCTTCAACTGGTGTGCGGCTGGAGCCACCGCCTTTCTTCTTACCGCCCGCCCCGGCAATCAGGAGCGGCAATTTTTTCTTCTTGAACTGATCCATGTTCAAAAATTTCCTTGTGATTAAATTTGGTCGATGGTGATGGATGAACTCACTACCTGCGAACCAACCAACACCTCTTCTCCGTAAATAAGCTGTACCGGGTTGCCCTGGTTTGTGGTGTTCTGCGGTCCATCGAAATAGAACGATTCGGTATTATCGGCCTGTCGCACAGAGCTGTTTGCAGCCTGTGGCGAAAGCAGCATGGAAATACCCCCCATCATTAGCGACATACCACCAGCCACTAACGCCGTCGCCGCACCGCCAGTCACCACGGAAGTGAATGCACCCACTACAACCATTGCAGCCCCGACAAGCGTCTGAAACCACCCGAAGCCGGAGCCACCGCTACCACGGGGAACGGGGGTAATGCGGATTCTGGAAATGTTGTCCGACTCACCCATCATCTGGTATTCGGTCTCGTCCATTGACCACTTATGCCCCTGCTTATTGGTGATCTGAATGTGGTATTTGTCGTAGGTGTTCATGTTGCGCTTGATCCACGCTTTGAACCCTGGGCGGTTCGCCTCAATCAGATCAATGGCCTGTTTGGTATTGCGTACCTTCAGATGCCAGTGGCGGCCAAAGTGTTTCGCCATAGCGCCGCCAAGTTGCACATGCACTAACTCAGACACGTCTCATCCCCCTTGAGTAAGTCTCTGTGACGCAAATGATGCGTCGTGTGTTTTTGGTACATGCCGCCGTAATAGGTGCGGCAGCTCAGACGGTCGATCTGGTGATGCAAAATCATGCCGTCACCGATGTAGACCGCGCAGTGGTCGGGCATTTTTCCGTACTGGATGAAGAAGACATCTCCCCGCTGCGGCTCTGTGCCGGGGGCAAGGCGAACCAACCCCTCATTGCGGTAGTTCTGGTCGAGGATATCGTCGTCACCGGTATACCAGGATGGGATATGCAGGTGCGCATTGGCGTTCAGCTCAACGTTAAACTCGCGCTTAAGGTAATCGCGGCAAAGCATCCAGCAGTCGAATACACCGAACACATAGGGGCGCCCCAGATAGGGCATTTCAAATCCCTCCGGGGTGATTACGTTCATTTCGCTAAAGTGATATGGCGCTTCGGCATCCACACTCTTTCGAATCGCGAGGATCAGCCACGGAACCTCTGTTGCCTCACACCCGGCGCGATCTGCATCGGACGCTTCCGCAGACTGGTCGACGTGAGAGTGCCAGATGGCGACCACCTCTCCGGCATCCTCGGCCGCGATGATGTCTTCGGCGTGCATGACAAACGTATTCCGCGGGTCTTCCGACACGTTTCTCGCTTCCATAAAGCGATACTTTTCGCCACGGGTACGCACCAGAAAGCCACACGCTTCATTTGGGTAGCGACTGATGGCACAGAGATAGATTTGCTGCATCACGTCAGAAGGCAGCTCAGGGAGCGATTTATGACTCATAGCGCGTCGCTCCGATAAACCCGCCAAAGTGAATAACGCCATTGGCGAAAAAGTTCTTTCTGGCTTTGCAGGAGTCATAGCGCTTGGTGCAGTAATCCGCGGCGGAAAGCGTTGTCTGCCTGTTGTTCTTGTCAAAATAGGGGCCGGTGTAGCCACACTCTGCGCCGCGATATTTCCACGGACAGGTGTTTTTGATGATCTGCCGGTACGGCAGCTGCACCCCCATCAGGTCGAACACACTGGACAGCTCGAACTCGACAACCTGGTGTGTTTCCAGCGTCTTCTGTTCGATAAACCACATTTCATCCGGGAAATGCTGGTTCGGATCTGCCGTAGGGTTTCCATCTTCGAAATTGGCGGCATCGAGAAAGCGCGCGAGGGTTAGTTTTCGCGTGATTTTGCACCCAACCAGATCGTCATTCGCCTGAACTTCAGCAGAGACCGTGCCGCCAAAGTTCGAAACCTGAATTTTTGGACGCGGCAGCGTTCCCTGACCTGATTTGTCAAAACCAGATGCGACAATTGGCCACGGCTCGTAACTGATCCCCTGCCATATGATTGGCTGGCTCAGTTCATTGGTGCCAGCATGAAAATATCGCTTACCTCCGGACGTCGTGTTGGACATATCCAGCACGAACAGCTCAATGAGCGCAGAGGGCGACAAGCTCTGAATATCTGCTTTAATACCCATGATTTCATCCTTGAAACAACGAGCGCCAACATCCTGTCAGCGCCCTTTAATAATAGTAAATAAGTGCTTACTTATCCAGCGAGAGAAACTAAGCCTCGAACACCTGCCGGAAGGTTGCAGTCAACACCTGATAGCCCTCATAGCGCTTAACAGTATGGCTATCGCAAACCACCACGATCTTCTTACCTCGCGGGTTCGTCCAGTAAAAGGACTCAACCGCGCCGCGCTCGGTGAGGAAGTCGTCTACGGCATTGATGATGTCGTAGGAGCGTGTAAAGGTCAGAGACCACTCTTCTTTAATGCGATTAAGCCCCTGCGACTGGCGCTGCTCATAGTCATCGCCGTAGCTCAGGATCGTTACATTGGGCTTAATCGTTTTCTCGGACTCATAATCCGGATACCAGGTAAAAGTTTTCCTTGTCAT